TGGATTTATCGATATTGCAGGTACTTCAAATGAAATTGATGTTGCTTATGCATCTGGAGATAACAAGTTTACCTTTAGCTTGCCTTCAACCATTAACGCTGCAACTTCTGGTAATGCTGCAACAGCTACTAAGTTTGCTGCAACTAAGAACATCGGTATTACCTCAGGTCCAGTGACCGCTGCTAATATTGCTTTTGATGGTTCAGGAAATGTTGCAATGACTTCTGCTATTGCTGACGATGCAATTACTAATGATATGATTGCTAACGACCACCTTACTCTTGCTGCTGGTAGCGGGACCTCTAATGACATTCTCCTTGGTGGAACTCTTACTATCAGCGGAACTAATGATGAGATTGAGACTTCTATCTCTGACGATACTATTACAATCGGTTTACCTGATGACGTGACCATCGCCGGCGATTTAGCTGCTGGTGGTAATATAACTTCAACTGGTAATGTTGTTGTTGGTGGTAATCTTACTGCTGCAGCTGCTACCGTGACTCTTGGTGATACATTGTTAGAGCTTGGTGTAAATAATACATCAGCTGTTGACCATGGTTTCTATTCACAACGTGGCTCAAGTAGCTTCTGTGGATTCTTCTTCGACGAGACTGACGATAAATTCAAACCCTTTACACACGATACTGAGCCTTCATCTGACCAAGTTGCTGTTTCTGGAAATTATGCTAAGGGTGCAATGGACATTGGCGCTCTAGAAGCTACTTCTATCGATTGTGCTGGTCTTGCTACAGGTGAATTCCGACTAGAAGGTAGCGCTCCGGCTTCTGTGTCTGCTTCAGGTACAGCTGGTGATATTCGCTTTGACTCTAACAAACTTTATGTTTGTGTTGGTTCGAACTCTTGGAAAGCTGTTGATTTAAGCACGTTCTAAGAATAACGAGGATGATTAGAGTTTAAACTTCTAAATTTACCTTTATGTTTTATTTAGGTTTTTTAGAATGTTTAAACAGCAGTAATGTAGATACCCTCGTAGTACGAAGGTGGGCCAATTGAGGCAAGTCCGGGATGGTGGGTCCCGGAAAACGTTTTTGAAAGAAATTTAGATGGAAAGTCATGTAGCTATATCAATAGGAACTATAATCGCCGGTTTAGGTTTCTTTTTTGCTTGGCACAAAGATGCGAAGGAAACGGCAAAACAAATACAGAAACTCGAAACAGAAGTTGAACAACTTAGAGAACAACGTCAGGACATAAGAGACTTAAAAGGAGAAATCTCCGACTTAAAAAACGACATGACCCTAATGAAACAAACTTTGACTAGAGTTGATACAAACATTACACATATAATGGAAGATAGAAGATAGGAGAGTAAACATGGCATCATTATGGAAACGACTTTTAGGTGTACCAGAAGTTGCACCACCTCAAATTAGCTTCATTGAAGAGGATGACCCAAACAGTTTAGTCTTGGATGAGTTAAAAAAAGAAGCTTTGTCATATGAGATTAATCCTTACGACATTGCTAATTCAGAAATGATGCAAAGTGTTTACGACAGTGCTGGAAAGGAGTATTACCTTGAAGTACTGGAGGATGGGAAGATAGGATATAACACCTTAGAACATCTATCAAAACACCCCTTGATATCTGCAATCATACAGACTAGAGTTAATCAAGCTGCAGAATTTGCACAATACTCAAACGACGATGATTTAGGGTTTGAAATACGTCTAAGAGACGAAAAAGCGGAGCCGACACCGGCTGATTTAGAAAAAATGGACGAAATAAAAAGGTTCATACAGGATTGTGGAAGTGAGTCTATAGACTTCGAGCTAACATTCGAAGGATTTATAAGACAAATTGTTAGAGACAGTCTAATATACGACCAGTGTAATTTTGAAGTTGTAAAAAACAGGAAAGGAGACGTTATTGGTTTTCTCCCTGTTGATGCAACAAGTATTAGGAGAACAAAACTTACTAAACAAGAGAAACAAAAAGGAAGACGAGACCCTGATAAAGCTGCATTCTGTCAGGTAATAGAGGGCAAAGTAGTAGCAGAGTTTGGACAAAGAGACTTATGCTTTGGTGTAAGACGTCCAAGAACTTCTATGAAAAGTAAAAAGTACGGTTATCCTGAATTGGAAGAGTTGTTAAGTGTTATACAGAACTTAATGAGTGCTGAAATATATAATGCTTCAAACTTCAATAACGGAATAAGCGCAAATGGTATAATTGCTATTAAGTCTAAAATGGACCCTAAGTTATTTAGAGTATTTAGACGTGAGTTTTACCAAATGCTTACAGGTGTTAATAACGCTAAACGTACTCCTTTAATACAGCTAGACCCTGAAGGTGATGAAGACATTAGAAGTATTTCTATGGGTTCTTCGAATAGGGAGATGGAATACAATGCTTGGATTAGTTATTTAATCAAAGTATTATGTGGTGTATATCAGATGGACCCTGCAGAAATAGGATTTGTTTTTGGTAGTGAAGGACAAAGTTCTGCATTGATTCAAGCAGACCCAACTGCACGTGTTTTAATGGGTAAAGAAAAAGGTTTAAGACCACTTATTCGTTCAATACAAAGCTGGATAAATAAGTACATCATACATCAGATTGACCCAAGGTTTCAGATTTCTTTTATTGGTTTAGATAGTATGCCAGGGAAACAAAAGATTGAAATTGAACAACATCGCATGAAGTATATGACAATCAATGAGATTAGAGCACTTCATGACTTAGACAGAGTTGAAGATGGCGATTTAATAGCTGCACATTTTGGTACGTTAAAAGCAAAAGACATGGTTAACGTTAACAATAAGGAAATTACAGAGATAAAAACAGAAGCAGCTGCAGAACAGGCAGAAATAAAAGCCGAGCAGGTACAAAAAAAAAGTAAAGTAGACTTTGATGGTGATGGACAGGAGCATCCTGCACAATACTTCGAAGGTTTAGATGAAGCGACTGCTCGTAAAAGAGAAAAAGAAATAGAAAGACGTAAAAAAGTTTTTGAAGAAACTGGAGAACGAATTTATGCTCCACTTCCCGGAGACGAAGACATAGAGAAAAAGAAACAAAATAAAGGTACTAAGTCTAAGAAAGCTGACGAAGTACGTGAAGAAATAAAGAAACCTGGGAAAGACGAGTTCATTAGAGCTTGTAGTAAAGTTTCAGGTGTTTCTAAGAAAATCATTGAAGAAGTTTATGATAAAGGTTTAGCAGCTGCTGCATCTAGTGGAACAAGACCCGGTCAAACTCCACAGTCTTGGGCAAAAGCTCGTTGCTATGCCTTCTTATTTGACAGTAAAAGTGGTGCAAGAAAAGCTGATAAACATTTATGGGATAAACACTTAGAAAATAAACGTGAAAAAGCTAAGAAGGCTATGGAACTTTATAAGAGTGAAAACTTTGTTCCAACACAAACAGTTGCAGAAGAAGCTAAACGTGGTATTAAAGCAATAGAAGAACACGGAAGTGATGCAGCTACTCAGGTTGGTAGAGTTAGAGCAAGACAACTAGCAAATAGAGACCCAATATCATATGAAACTGTAAAACGTATGAAAGCTTTCTTTGATAGACATGAGAAAAACAAAGAAGTCGGAGAAGGCAAGGAATGGTATGAAGACAAAGGGTTTGTGAGTTGGTTGCTTTGGGGGGGAGATAGCGGTCGTAAATGGGCAGAAATGATAATAGAACGCAAAGAAAAAGAAAAAAGTAAATAAAAATAGAAACTTTGTTAATATATAGTCTATATAAAGGAGAGAAACATGAAAGATTTAGAAAAAAACGTAGAACTCTGGTATAGACTATTAGACAAACAACAAGACAAAGTTATTCCAGCTAAATGGTATTTATAGGAGTAATTTATGTCATCATTTATGCAACTACTCCATGAGGCCAGAGAAGAAAACAAAATTAAAACAGAAAAACTAGACACTGTCTTGAATGATTTATCTAAAACTGATTCTAAAGACATTGACTTATTTAGTATGAATGAAGAAAAACATATTGAACCTTTAATAGAAGAAGAAGTTAAACCTGAAAAGGTTGTGAGTATTGGAGACAAAATCATACAAACTTCAGCTAATGCACTTTTATGTAAAAGCCTAAAAGGAAGTGGAGCATCTAAGAGATTAGCAAAAGCTATTAGTGTAAGAAAACATATTACTCCACAACAGCTTAAGAAAGCGTTTAATATACAGAGTAGAGTTAAACCTGCTCATCATAACTATCAACTAGTAGGCGGAGATGCAATGATGCAGCTTAAAACACTATTAGAAAGCGGTACCACACTTGGTGTTGCACTAGAGACAATATATAAGGATTGATTATGAAAAAACTTGATGTATTTAGCTGCTGGTCTCCACTTGACCTAAGTAAAGCTAAAGAAGATGATGGTGCACTTGAAATAGAAGGTATCGCATCATCAGAAGCAGTTGATGAAAGTGGAGAAGTTATTCTTCAAGAAGGCTTGGACTTTAGTTATGCACTTAAACGTGGTGTATTTAATTTAGAACACTTAAGCGGACCAAAATATGTTTTAGGACATCCTTCAAAAATTTTCACAACAACGGTTGACGGTAAAAGAGCAACTGGAGTACGTGGTGTTTTATATACTAAGAAACAAGAAGTTAAAGAGATAATTGAAACTGCACAAGCAATGAAATCTGCTGGCGGTGGACGAACTTTAGGTTTTAGTATCGAAGGTAATGTATTAGAAAGAGATAAACGTAATCCTAAGGTCATCAAGAAAGCTCGTGTCCTTAACATTTCTATTACTTCATCACCATGTAATGCAGATGCAACTATGAAACTAGTAAAATCTATACTTGAAAATGAAAGCAATGAGGTAAAACAAACTATGGAAAAACATTACGAATACTCTGACGTTCGAATGTCGTATAGACAAGCAAAAATGTTAGAAGACTACTCAATGAAACTTTGTAAGTTGTTAGGTATGCTACCTGACGATGCAGATATGCCAGAATGGACACAGGCTAAAATTACAAAGGCTCTAGATTACTTACAGGCGTCTTACCATTATCTCTGTATTGAGATGGGTGAACAAATGGAAGAAATGAAATCATACAAAATGAAGTATGAAAAAATAATGCAAGAGATGAAGATTAAGGACATGGAGCCTACTCCAGAAGGTCCCGGAATTCATCCTACACATGAAGAAGATAATGATTATACTACAAATGATAAACCCTATGGTTTAGGCAAAGAAGTATACATAGAAGACGTATCCATTCAGGCAGATGCTGACGCTGATGAATCAGGAAGTATGGCACCTATCTCTATGGAGAGTTTAGAAGAAGAAGTTTCATCAATGGACTTTGACTTATCAGATGAAGAGATTAAAGAAATAGTAATGAGACTACTTCGTGAGTATCCTGAAATTGGTAATGACAAAGTTATGGAGCTAATTCATCAGATGATTGCACGTAAAATGTATTACAAAATGAAAGAAAAAGAAGAAAAATAAGAATTCGTGCAAAAATAAATACACTTTTTTTTAGCGTAATTTATAAAAAACAGCTTGAGGTATATAAATAGTATTAGGTGCTCGTGATGCATTTGCTATCGGCAGCGCAAATACTTTGCTTAAGATGTTATTTATTTATTGCAAAATATAGATACACTATTAAGACACAAGTCAAAATCACTTATAAAACAAATAAGGAGTTAACGCAATGAGTGAAATCAACACAAATAATGTTGAGAACGTTCTGAATCAAATTAAAGAACAACTCGACAATGAAACAAAAGTTAGTGAGACCATTGCCAAAAACGCCGATAAGCTCATCGAAGCACAACTTGAGAAGTTTGATGCCCTCTCAAAAGCAGTTGATGAACTTTCTGGTAAGATGGCAACAGTCACGGAAATGTTTGCTAACCTTAATATCCCTACTAATGAGGATATTGAGAAGCACATTGAAGTTAAAGCTGAAGAACTCTCTAAGTCATTTGATGATAAATTCGAAGACCTAGAGAAAAATATCGAGACTACTAAAGTAGAAAACGAAGAACTCGTTAAAAAAGTCGAAGTACTTGAAAACGAGCCTGTTGTTAAATCTACTATTGAAGTTGAAGACAAACCAGAAGTTGTTGTGGAAACTATTGAGAAGTCCGTTGAAGGACCTACTCGTGGAGACCTCATCAACAAAGCCCTAGAAGAAATATCTACTGCAGATACACACCGACGTTCTGAGCTCTTTAAAGCTGTAAGTCAGCTTGAAGCAGGCGTTTCCATTAAAGACATCAAACTATAATATAAGGAGAATAATGATGCAATTACCTGGACTAAATGAAAACATTAATGTTAACGAGCTCACTCGCTTGAATGATGCTCTTAAAAAGAATAGCAGTGTTGGTTATCAAACACCTGCTGTAATGGACGGAAGCTTTAGCCCTCTCGTTCCACAATCAATCGAAGGAACCTTGGCTAGCGCTACTCATACTATGCGAGACTTAGTATTGTGGCCTATGCTTCCTAAGGTACAAGTTTCTAACACTGTACATGAGTACGCTGTAATCAAAGAGCACGGCATCGACATGGACCCGTTCATCTCTGAAGGTGGCGGAAGTGCTTCTAGTTTTGGAAGTTCACAGTCAAGCTATGAGCGTAAATCTGTTAAAATCAAGTACATGGCAGAAAGACGCCAAATTTCAGACGTATCAACTCTAGTTGGTATCATCGGAAGCAATCCTAATGCACTTGCAGAGGAAACTGAGCGTGGTACAATGAGCCTTCTTCGCAAAGCAGAAGTTCAGCTTTTCCACGGTGACGAAGACGTTCAAGCTAAAGGTTTTGACGGCGTTCTTAAGCAAATCGAGCGTGACCTAAGTGGCGCTCGTGATGCACAACTTGGTGGTAAACCTTTCTCTACAAACCAAGAAGATGTTGCTGGTAATGCTCTAAGCGCTATTAAGCTTCATGACGTACTTGGTGAGCTTCACAGTGCACCTCGTTTTGGTAAGCCAGACGTAATCATGGTAGACCCTAAACAGTACAGCAAATTGATTGCTGATTCTGCTGCTAATGGTCGTCATGATGCAATGCTTCTCGTTAACCAAGGAGACCAAGGTACTCTTACTCTTGGCGCTGGACCACAAATCCACGTTATGGGACCTATGGGACCAGTACCTGTTGTAGCTGCTCCATTCCTTAATCGTCAGCTTCCTCCTCCTACAGTTGGTGCTGGTGATGCAAGTCTTCGTCCTCAGGATGTGACTTTCGCTGCTAATGCTACTCAGCTTGCTCAGGCTTCATTGTTTGATGCTTCTGGTACCGGTGATGGACATGATGGTTCTGTTAAATATGTAATCGTTGCTGTTAATGCACAAGGTTATTCTTCACCAGTTATTTCTGACGCTGTAGACGTTAACGACGGTGATAAGGGAACTTTCCAACTTAACTCACTTGCTCGTAATGGTGATTACTACCGTATCTACCGTACTTCTTGTATGACTGCTGGTCGCGCTGCTGCAATCACTGACGCAGAAGTTTTGGCAGAAGCTAAACTCATTGGTGAATTCTTACCTGCTGAGTGTGTTGCTGCGGCATTTGTTGACCAAGGTGTTGAGCGTTATGACTGTGGTCGCGTTCTTATCGCTTCTATGGACCAACAGGTTTGTGAATTTGCTCGTCTTCTTGACTTCTTACGACGTCCTCTCGCAGAGACCGGCGCAGCTAAGCAGTTCTTACTTATGCTCTTTGGTTCACCTATCGTTAAGGTACCTGGCAAGAACTTCGTACTTCGCAACGTTAAACGCTAAAAAATTAGTGTTGAATCTGGAGAGACTATATAACGTGTTTTTAAAATCAAAAAACTTGTTGTATTAGAAGACAGTTTTTTTCCCTTCCTTGGTACTCTCTCTCCGCCGAGGTTGGGTTTTTAAGGCCTCAATAAAATAATCACGACGTTTAAGCACAGTTAACTTTAACTGGACATATATATAAACATATAAAACGTTGTTAAGATGACTACTACAATCACATAACGTATTAAGAAAGGTACAATCCAAATGGCAATAGGAATAAGAGACATACTTACTGTCGATTACTTAAAAAATACGCTGTTAGTAGGTGTGTCACTACTCGATGATGCAGGTCAACCATATCCGGATGATTTGTTTAGTAATGCTATAGAACAAGCTATATCACTAATAGAAGAAGAATTACAAATAGTAATTGACCCACATTCAACGAGAGGTGAACGCCATGATGCAATCTCTCAAAATAGAAGAAGTTGGTGGGGTGCCACTTTAGACAGAAGACCTTTAAAGTCTGTAGATAAGCTAACAATAAGTTATGGCAACTATCCAGAGACTGACATACCTTTAGAATGGACAAACATAACTTCAGAAGTTGGTGGGTCTGTACATTTAATACCGACTGCTGCAACATTAGGAACATTTAGTTTTAATAACTCAATACCTTTGTTAGTAGACCCAATATCAAACTTTAGTTATCATGAAAGAGTACCAGCTTACTTTAAATTTGATTATACTTCAGGATTTAATTTCATTGAAGGTACTATAACAATACCACAAGGTTCCACAGAGGTACTAGATATTGCGATAGCAGAAACTTTAGTAGATAAACCTAATTTTCTATTTACAATAACAGATGATGGAAACGGCAACGTTGTAGGAGCTGCTGCACCAAAGATTAAAACATTTAATGTCGGAGACGACAAGTTTAGTGTAGAGAGTAATTTAACTCCTGCAGTTTCTGATATGATTATTAGTTATAAACTTTATACATGTCCTAACTTATTACTTAAATGTATATCATACGTTGCTGCATTACTACCTTTAGATACTGCAGGTGATTTGATTGCAGGTGCCGGTATAGGTAGCTTTAGTATTGGTGTTGATGGACTAAGTCAAACAGTTAATACAACATCATCAGCGACTTCTGCTGGTTATGGAGCTAAAATGATAAGTTATAGAAGCCAGCTTAAAGAAGCAGTAAAAATACTTAAAGGTAAATACCGACTAAGTAAGATTGCGATGTTTTAAATGCAGCTGCCTACACCTAATCAAAGACTAGAAAGAACTCGTGCAGACTTTATAATGCGTGAGTTTAGACAACTCATTAAACAAAAAGGTTTAGTAATTACATGGGACCAAACTATAGAATGTCCTTGTAATCAACAAAGTTCTTCAGAGTTCGGATTAGACTTAGCAAATGTCACGGACATTAACGCAGAAGCTTCTTCAAATAACCCAGACTGCCCATCATGTGCAGGTACAGGTTTAATAAGACATTCATCACAACAAATACAAGGAATATGTACTAACGCTGAAGGTGAAGAATTAAATGGAAGTTATGGTGTTTTAAGGACAGAAGAAATAAAGTTATCATTAGAACCAGAACATCTTCCTTCATATGGAGATAGATTCAAACTAAATAATTCTGTTATAATATGGAGAGAAATCAATACTGTTGATGCTAATGGTAAAGTACAGACCACAAGACCTATTATTTCTAGAACGCTAGACTTATTAAATGGTCAAGAAACAGTTGGTGTTTTATATATACATAAGACAGACGCAAGCGGAGCAGCACCAGTAGATGGTGCAATAGCTTCAACAGACTTTCAGATTGACGCAAACGGTTTAATAGAGTTTACTAACCCAGCAACAGCACCTGCAATTGGTACAAGAATAGCAGTTGCTTATTATGCAAACCCAACTTATATAGTTGTAAGTTATCCACATACTGTAAGAGATACTGTTATTAGATTCCAGCAACAAGAAATACCTACTGCTATGGTAGTACAAGTTAAAGCTAAGATGGAGGTAGACAATGCTTGATTTACATATAATACATACTATCGCCAACGGAGCTAAGTTCTACAAAGAAAACAGAGATTCTTTTGATGAAATCATGGGTGATGTATCTAGTGGACTAAGGGATAAGTACTTTGCTAAACTTTCTAACCTTACATTAAATTTTGATAGAGCATTTTCACAAAAACATAATAAATACCCTTTGATTACTACTAAAATAGTTGAACATACTGCGCCTGAAGAACAAGTATTAGGCAATGCAGGACATAGAGGACAATCTGTTTTAATGGTTAGCCAAAATTGTGAGATTACTGTTTATGATAATGACTATGATGTTATGAGAATACTACATCGTTTAATTCAGGCTTCTATGCTTATTTTTAAAGGAAGCTTTTTGCAGATAGGATATTTAAATCTGCAGTTCGCTTCTTCTGAAGAATTGGCGCCTGATGATGATGGAACCGCAGATAGTGTTATGCTTTTTAAAAGAGTAATGACATTTAACGCAAAGAAGCAGATTCTGGCAACGCCGCCAGCTTCTGTTGACGCTTTGATACCATGGGTGTTAAACCCGCCGACTATAGTTCAATAGCTATAAAAATAAAACAACTACATTGCAATGATAGGAGTAAATTATGCCAAGTTTTATTTCATTTAGGGGACGAAGATACTATGACCCCTCTGTCGTAATAGATGTGAATAATAACCTAATCACACCTAGTGCTGGTGAAAAATCATTGTGTGTCGTCGGGAACTTCCCTGTTCTCCCGAAAGGCGTCACACATACGTTTGGACCTTCACAACAGTTTGAAGTATCAGACCTTTATCCAAAAGAAAATCAACTTTTAGATTATAATAAAATCTTTAAGAACTCTATAAGAGATGAATTTTCTTCTGCAAGTCGTCTAACATTTGTTAACGCTGGCGATAATGCCGGTGCTACACATACGTTAGCAATGCAGGGTGGAGGCGGATACGTTTTGACTGCTAAGAAATACGGATTAAAAGGAAATGACATCCAAATTCGTATTGAAGGACCAGCAACACCAGTAAACGACGCTAACAACGATACGCTAAGTGTTTTGGGAGACAAATATCGTATTATTATTAAAGAGCCAGGATTTGATGTTATCTCACGTGATGTTGGATACGCAAGTCAGCTCTCAATTACATACACAGATGACAACGCCCAAGAAGGACGTTTCTGTAAGGTAGAAATCCTACCTATTTCAAATGTACAAAACATTCGTGTTTCTAAGTTTGATGACCAAGCTGATAATGCATTGATTGAAGCAGTCATTACAGCTGCAGCAGCAGTAGCAGCTAAAACTGCAGAGATTGTTGCTTTAGATGCAAATGATGATGGCACAGCGGATGCCCCTGCAAACCAAGCTGCACTTGATGTATTGATTGCAGCAAGAGTGACACTTAACGCAACACTTACATCTGCAACAACTGCAAGAGATGCTGCTATTGATGTGACTACACGTCCTTTAACAGACTTTCCAGCAATGGATGACTTAGCAACATACATTTCAGGACTTGATGATAGACTACAGGCACAACCACTTAACTTTGACGTTGCTCCTGAATATCTAGACAATGTTTCATTAGACTTTGCCGACGTTGCAAATGCTGCAGTATCACATACATTGCATGCACACAGCTTTGCAGTTAGTGATGGTCTTAAAAGCCTTGACATTCCATTTACAGTCGAACTTGATGCTGCTAACGGATTTAAGGAATTTGTAGAAGCAGCTGACGCTGTTGACCCAGCTAACTTAGCAGATAGAATCTTCTCACAGTTTAGTGGTGGAAGTTTCACAGATGCTACTGTTTTAAACTATCGAGAAGTACTTGTTGGTTTAAATGATAAAGACTTCACAACAGTTGCTGTCCTTGATACAAGACGTTCTGTGCATAAAGAAGTAGAGGTATTTAACTCAAACTCTTTAGACAACTTAAGAGAAAGAAATTACTACTTACCTGCTGCAGAAGGACAAAGCATTGCATCGATTTATTCTGACTATGTATTACCTCTTAACAACTCACGATTTAGTGTTGTTGGACAAAAGATTGATTGGAAAGGCGCTGATGGCGTGACTACTATTCGTGGTACAACTTCAGACTTTGCATTCTTAGCAATGTGTCTTCAGGGTGCTTTACCAGTTGCACAAGCTGCAACTCTTTATGAGCCAAACATTGTACAGGTATATCAAGCTTGGAATCGTGAGCGTGATGTAGGTGATATGATTAAGAATGGTATTTACGGAATTGGTAAAGACTTAAAAATTGCAAGAAGTATTACAACTCACGTTAAAAACAACCTTACTTCAGAAGTTGAAATTTCTGCTAGAGAAAGTGTTGATACTACTTCACGTGAACTAAGAAAAACTTTGCATGCAAAACTTGGTGCTCAAATACTTACTTCGACTTCTAGTCAACTAGGTAAGTTGGTTGTTGATGCACTCACTACATACGTGGACGCACAGTTTATCAAGGGATTTAGAAATGTAGCAGTTTCAATTACAGACGACACTGCATTTATTTCCTTCGACCTTGAGATTGTTAAACCACTTAACTTCATTAGCGTGAACATTAACTTAATATAAGGAGAAGATAAAAATGGCTAACGTAATTACAGGCGCAAAAGCAATGGTCAAGATGGCAGACAGTGCTGGGGTAATGAGAACCGTAGGATATGCTACTGGTATTCAAATTACTGAGGTATTGTTAAATGGTCGTATTGACAGTCTAGGATTTATTGACACAAGAGAACTAGCTCTTATTGGTCGTCAAGTCACGGCCACCGTTAATTTTATCCGTATTTTTCAAACAAACTATGCTGATACTGGTGGAGATGGTCCCGGTGAGGGTACAGTAGATGAAGGCGTATCTCTAAATACAGAGAGAAGCGTCACAGCTACTGCTAGAGCTCGTACAGATAATGCATTTGCTATCGACAAACAACAAGGTTTCGACTTAGAGATTGTTGATACTCAACCAAATGACGGTGCGAATGAAAGAGTTATTTACACTCTTAAGGGTTGTAAACCATCTGCTCACTCTATCGTTGTTGACCGTGGTTCATTAATGGGAGTTCAGGTATCACTTGACGCACTATACTTAATCAGAAACGAAGGTCCTTTCATCGGAGATTGATGCTAAGGTACTTTAAATACACTCTGTTTAATCTTCTTAGACAGATGTATATAAACCTTCTTCTTGTAAATAAGTAGAAAAACCGATTTAACTACATAACTTTTTGGCTATAATGTTAAGAGTATGTTGTTTTATCGGTTTTTTTGTATAAAGTGCTCTAAAGTTTGTTAAAATACAAAACAAGAAGATATATAATAACATATGACCGTAATAAAAAAAATAAAAGGAGAGACTTATGGACATTGTAAAACAAATCAAAGAACAGCAAAAGAGTGAGAAGTCAATTGACAACATCAAAGAAGCTATTTCACCTAAAATTGATAAGGAGAAGTTTGCACCTAGAGTAAAAAGCATCAAGATTAAATATAACTTTGATGGTAAAGACAAAGGAACAACACTTTCTTCTAAAGTAATGGATTATGAGCAACGACTACATTATGAACGAGTTATAGCAACACTTCAGGATGGAATGCGTGCTGACCTTCTTTCAACAGAAACAAGAAATAGACATATGTGTTTAGCACGTATTGCTACGCAGTGTATTGACCCAGCTGATTGGGTGTTGGAAGCTGCCGGTGAAGACTTAGAATTTTGTTTTCAACTAGCAAGGAGGTTGCTTGACCATGAAGCAGAATACTTTCGATACTCTGGTACAGAGAGTGGCGGACAAGAGAGCAAGCCCCGCTTTTCCATTGATTAGACTTCAATTAGAAAAAATGGGACTGCCTGTTAAAGATTTAGATGACCTTTATGTTTGGGAAAACTTAGAGTTTAGTTTACTTTGTCTAGAAGAATTACAGTTTAAACCTATATTAGAAGATGCTTTATCTAAAGCTAAAGAGAAACAAGACAAGATATTGGCAAAAAGAAGTGTACAAACTACTACTAATAATAAGTTCAATGAGGACTTCACAGAAGAGATAAGGAATGAAATCAAACAAGATAAATTCATCTCTGAAATGGAAGGACAGTTTGCAGACGGAAACTTTGGTAATATACAAGAACTACTCAAAAAATATGACTAAGGAGTAATAAGATGGCTAACCCTACACTTGGGGGCATGAATACACCAGGGCAACAAAGTGCTTATCAGGCTTTAACCTCTGGCTTTGACATGCCTAAGTTTAATTCACCACAATTCTCATCACCTAATGGACCTTCTGTAGGAGGTACAGGACAGATGGGCTTTAATGACCCGTTTGCAGGAGGTGGTATGGGAGGTTCCGGTGGAGGCGGTATGCAAGGTGGAGGGGGAGGCATGGGTGGAATAGCAAATTCACTACGTGCTGCTGCTCAACAAATAGTTCAGAGTAATAGACAATTATCTGCTTCTTTGGACAGATTAGCTGCAGCAATGGGTGGAGGAGGACCTTCAGGACCGGGAAGACCTTCTGGCCCTGGCGGAGCACCGCAAGGACCCCCTGGTGAAAATCCACACTCTTATGGTTATGGTGGTTCGAAACGTACTCTTGGTTCGTTTATGCAAAATACCTTATTTAATACAGGAGCAAAACAAGCTGCTACTAGAGGTATATTTGGAATGGGCGCTGGGAGTAAATTTGCTGGACAAGCAGGTGGTCTCTTTGTAGCTCAAGGGTTAGCAACAATGTCTGGCGCGTTTATGGGCGGCTTAGGAGCTTTTAATAACCAACAAAATCGAGGTATGAGAGAGCAATACGCAGACGCGTTTGAAGAGCTTAGTGCAAGGTCAGGCATGATAGTTCAAGCTCGAGCAGGACGAAGTGCTGGTGTTGTTGGTATGAGTCAGGCTGCGTCAGCCTTTGGTCTTCAAGGATTAGCTAACATTGGTGGACCTACTGGTTATGCTACTATGGCTGGACAACAAGCTTTGGCACAATTTAGAGCTAGCGATGGCTATGGCAGGGCAGTGAGTGGAGCTCGTAATCAAGCTAGCTTGGATTTTCTTAATAGCAGACCAGCCCAAGATTTACGTACTAACATTAAAAATCTGATGCCAACCGCTAGTGAGGAGCTGTTAGGTGGTATATTGGCAGGTCTCCCGGGTTCTTCATTGACCAATCTGAAAGGAGGTGCGGCGCAAGATAAAGCAGTTATTGACCAAAGTTTGTCAATGGTGAGGGCTTCAAGAAATGCCTATATAGATACAGCAGCAAAAGGTAAGCTGAATGAATTAGAAGAAGAAAAACGTGTAGCAGCAGTAGAAAAGGCAACTAGAGAAATAGTAATACCTATTCAGAAAATTAACTTTAGTGCTGCACTTAGGTCAGCAACTACTGTTGAAGGTCGAATGGGAGCATCAGCACAGTTTGGTGGTGCAAGATTTGCAAAAGACCCAGTACGACAAGCGCAGTTGAGAGCAGGTTTTAGAGCAAAGGCTGCTTCTATTACAGCCTTAAAAGGTTTGGGTGGCGTAGTTAGAGGAATGGAATCTGGCTTAGTTGATTTTGCTGGTAATGTTAGAGGTGAGACTTTTGCTGGCGGAGGTATGGATGCAGTTAATGCATCTATAGGTGGTTCGGATGCAAGTATGACTGGACAACTTGGTATGTTTGGTGATGCTTTAGGTATTAATACAACAGATGCAGCCGGTATAGTACAATCATTAATACAGGCACAGGGTTTTGTTGGTATGTCTTCTAGTCGTGCTACTGGTAGAATGGGAAGACAACAAATGTCAGGTGGCGCAAGAGTTTTACGTGCAAAAGCAGATACTCAAGATTTTGCGTTTGAGCGAGCAGGTGAAGAGATAACAGACCAGATGGACATTATAGGTGCTAGGCAAAGAGGAATTAGTTTTGGTACAATAGGTAATGCTCTTTCTTTAAATAGAGGCGGCACAGGTTTAAATCAAATGTTTGGTGGAAACACTGGGATGGGCGTATTAAGACAAATAGAAGCTAATGGTTTAAGAGGGAGTTCTGCACAAGAATATATTAGTAATGTTAATGCAGTTCAAAATAAAGTAGCAGGAAGTGGTGTAATAATTAGCGGCGCGGCTATGGATGAAGATATGGCCGGTGTTATAAGCGCAGGTAAAAGTGGAAGGTTTGGAGCTTTATTTGGTGGTGCTGGAGGAATGAAACAGTTTAATAACATGTTTGGTAAAGGCGATGTTAGTGGTTCATTCTCTGGTATGTTTGGAGACTTAGGTAAAACAATCCTTCAGATGCATGCTTTAAATCAAACAGGTGGTAAGGTAATAGACGCACACGAATTCTCTGCAGGTATGACACAAATGCAGAAACGTGATGCTATATTTGGTGCAGTTAAGAGTAATGAAGGACGTAGAGGCGCATTTGCTTCATTAGGTTATACACCTGCTCAAATTGATGTAATGATGAGAATGAAAAAAGGTGCAACTATTGATGAAGCTAACTTAGATGCTAATGAAGGTCAAATGGCACATTCACTCATGGCATCAGATGCAGAGAATCAAATTAGAGACGCACAAGTAGGTGGCGAAAAAGGTTTAGTTTTAAGGCAGATAAATATTGCAGACCAAGTTTTAAGAGAAACGGTAGCATCTAGAGCTGAACTGGGTAATATATTATCACAGCTTAAGATTCTAAATGCAGGTGCCGGTAAACAAACACTTAGACAAGGTACTAACGCCGCACGTCAGGCACTGGGAAACTAAGAAGAGGTCCTGCACGTCGTAGGAATAGGCGCAGACGCGCACCTCAAAATTCGACGCCGAACATACAACAATTAAGCAACACAGGAGGTTCTAGTGCTAGAACGCAAAGAAGATATAAGGAATTAAGACAGAAAATAACTAATACAGAAGTTAACGTAGTACCTTATTCAAACTCTGTTGTACGTACTACGGCTATAGCTGGCAGAAGCTTAATACAACCATTGTCAGTTTTTACTCAAGGCAATATGAAAGATGTACTAGCAAATAGCTTTAAAGATTTCTTACAACAAGACCAAACATTACCTGTATCTTATAAAAACTATATAATTTCAGCAATGGGTGGATTAACTGGTAAAAGAGTATATGGCATTTCTGCTATTTTAGGCGCTTCATTTTTACAGGAAAGAAAGACAACACTTGATTTTGGCAGTACAGACATTGAAATAGAATTATGTTTATTTGTTAATAATAACCTGATAGGTGATTTAGGTGGGAGAAACAATCCTATAGATAGAGGTATTTCATACGACGTCATAGCAATTCAATCATCACTGGAAGCAACTAAGACCTCAACCATGAGATTAGGTAATAAACTTGTAGGTCAAGTAGAGAAAATAAAAGCTGGAATGAAAACATTTGAATCGCCTGGAGATGAAACAGGTGAAATGGCTTTCTTTAGACGTGTTCAACAAGGTGCTGTTGAGCCATCCATGTTTGCTGGAGCTAGACAAAATTGGAGAAACATTATGTTGGGTAGTTCTATAATACTAAACTTAGACCCTTCAGATGAAGCAAGACTTGGAAGTGCTGTAAGGGAAGTTAATCCACAATTTAGTTCTGTAAGAGGTTATAGAGTGCATAGAATAGACGAAAAAGTTGCTACTTCAAAACAAGTACCAATACAGTTAAATACAGCTATGTCTTCTCCTGCTGCTCAAGCTCAAGGTAAGATGAGTATTTCTGCTTTAGACCCAACACAGCCTATAAGTTCTGTCTTAGAAACAACCGCATCTACAGGTAAAACACAGAGTTTTAACGGTTCAAATAGAGAAACATTACTATCTCCTCACATGGAGAATTTCGGAGCGTTAGGTGTAATAGTGACATTTGATGATGGCACAAGACGTCTTATAGGCAGGATAGATGAAAACATTATTAATAATGCTCGCGCTAGAAAAGCCAATAACCAAAACCCGTCAGCGCTTAGAAGAGATAACATGGTAAATGCTTTTTTCAATAGATTAAATGCCGCTAGAAGAGCGAAAAGACCTCAAGGAGGCGGTTCATCAGACTTAGGAGGGGTAAAAGTTGATTTAAATAAAGCTTTCGTCTCCAAGCCAATAAGCGGCCAATTAACAAGCACACAAGAAAAATATGATGAAATCATGAGAGCTGGTGTAGAAGGTCTCACACCAGAAGAAAGTAGAGCTTTTTTAACAGAACAGCGTCAAATTGCTCAAGCTCCGTCAGTGGTAGCTGGAAGATTAGCAGAAACTATGAGTCAACCAGAAGGTATGAAAATATTTGCTAGAGCTGCTAGTGATTATGTAAAAAACAGTTTAGACCCAAATTATTTTGTTTCAAATGCTCAATTGGATTTAGTAGATGCTGCAATGGGAGCCGGCGTAAATATTGATTTATTTGCTGAAATGTTTGATGATAACACTGTAAGTCAAGCAGCAGGTCAGGCCGGACCTAAAGCAGAACTTCAAAAAATTAGACAAGCATTGACTCAAGGTAGTGATTCATCGATATACAAAGGTCAGGGTTTTACTGCGCAAGAGATTTTAAACAACAACACAAACATCTTTAAAGGAGAGAGATAACAATGACAGATATTAATTTTGAACAAGGCGCCGTCATCGAAGGTAAGACGGTTGAATCAACTGCTAAGAGTGACCAAAACGCTAGTTTCGACATGGCAAAGAAGTTCCAAGAAAAGTGGGAAAAAGTTTATGAGCCTATGTTTAATACAATGGTTAATGAATTTATCTTAAGAAAAGGTGAGCAAAGAGGTATTTCATACTTTAATAATCTGAACATAAACTTGCACTCACACAACTTACCTGCTCCAATTCCTATGGGAATGTATATTACTTCTTTTCAATGGGGTAATACATTAAACGACCCATACAATCAGTGTAGTATGAGATTAAAAATGCCTTTGAGTATTGCAACAGAGTTGTTTGCAGATGAACATGGTAAAATGTCTCCCGGTCAATACATATACATTTCTAGTGCTCCAGCAAGTATTGGTAAAGTAAAGTCTCCACATACTCCTAAAGATGCTTGGGATTTACCGTTTGCAAAGGGAATGTTTTTAGGATGTATTACAGATATAAACTGGACAATGTCAACAGACAACACTGGGAACATCATACAGGTTATAGATGTAGAAGCTAATAGCTTTATTCATGCACTTCAGATGGGACAATACTTTATTTCACCACTAGATATAGTCGACCAAAATAGACCTCAAATTAGTGCTTCTATTCAAGGAACACTAAGAGACTTAATTGGTAGAGTAGAAGGAACTACAATTTCTTCTTCACCCTTCGCATTATCTTTAAATGATTGGAATAAAATAACAGAAGTTTTACTTTCAATGGCAACAAAAGGTTTTAAAGGTAAAGAGGTAGTAAGTACTACAGTAGGGGAAGATTTTTCATTTAAAGAAACAAAAGTAGGTAGCTATGAAAAAGCGTTATTAGATGCAGGTTTTCGTATGGACATACAAGGTTCAATGCAGTATTTACTTAAGTTATTAGGTTATCCTTTATTACCTGCAACACTTAAAATGGAGCCTTTTGATACAAACAGTTGGTTAGAGTTGTTTTATACAAGTGATTTAAGTGTTAATCAGCTTTTAACAATGTTTTATAAACAGTCTTCTGAAGAGGAGTTTGTTAAGCTTTGTAAGAAACTTGCAGACTTTATTCGTACAGTCGGTCAAGGTTCAGTTTTATTTACAGGTGATGAAGCTCTAGACAGAGCAGCGACATTTTTAATGAAAGATGTTGAGGAAGCATTAGCAGCAGAAAATGCAGCAGCTACTGGTGCGTTATCATTAGGTGCAACTAGAATCGGTGATGTTATTAGGGTTGCAACATATTCAGATGACTTGCCACCTTCTTGTTCTTTAAGAGCAACTATGCCTAGAGAGCCACTTCAAATTAATGCATTAGAAAGTATTAAAAATGCAAATGAGCTATCAACTACTATTTGGTCGCTATTTAAAGGTACATTTCATTTTGATGAAGAGATGTATGAGTTATATCCAATTTTAGTACCTATACATAATGCTGATTTGTATCAAGCAACTAAGTCAGGTGAAAGTGAAGTACCTTGGAATTTAAGAGACAAACTACATCCGTTGCATAACCAAATGAAATGCATACCTTATATTATTTTCAGACAAAAACCAATGTTTCCCGGTGTTTCTATTTCACAGGAAGAAAATGCAAAGAAAGTATTAGAGTTTAACTACAACTTATTAGTGAATAAACCATACAAATTACCTACATACATTACAGACAGTGAATTAGCAGGAACAAATCAAGAAGGCAAACAACATGGTTTAGCTGGACTTTTACCTTATGTGGTACATCAAGATGAAATTATTTCTATGTCATGCCAACTTTCAGACTATAAACGTTTAAATGGTGTAAGAATTAAATCTCCGTTTTCACAAAAGCAATCTCAAGTGAATCAAACTTTCTCCATTGCTGACCCTGTCATAGATGTTCAAGATGCTGTAAGAAATGGTTTAAGAATGTATAAAGGAACTTATCCTCTTGTAGGTCTTGAAGATGACATGACTAGAGAATTATTAGGTTCTTATGCTGAACGTTATTTTACAACTTACGGTTATGAAAACAATATGCCACAGGGTGCTCTTGTTTGTAAGTATCGCAACAACATGGATGTATTGCCAGGACAATTCTTAGCAATAAACGTAAGTGGCACAGAATACCCTGCAGGTGCTGATACGAGAGTATATCCTAATGGAACGCCTGTTGATGAAAAAGCTTTTAATGATTATTATACATTTATAAGGAATACTTTCGTTGTTTATGTCAATGATGTACAAAATAGTTTAGAAGTTGACGGTGTGGGTAATGTTATTGCTTCTACTACAATAATGTTTGAAAGAGGTGTATTTGGTTATCAGCATCCTATATTACCTTACTATAAAGCAGCAACAACAGACCCATACAATGCATTAAATGAATCAGACGAAGAAAAAGCTGCAACATCAACTGTAAGAAAAGACACTCAAACGCTTTTACAAACTGTAGGTAATTTAAAGAGAAGAAAAGATGATGCATCACCCGTAAGTGCTACTGCTGGACAGCCATCTACTCAAGCAGATATAAAAAGAATTTCTGGTATTGACATATTCGAAGATGGATATACAAGCACAAGAAGAGAAACAGCATTGCGCATGTTATCAAGAGGTATTATTGACAAAGCAAGATACGATGCAATAATTCAGTCTATTGACGTACCAGATGATACGTATGATTATTATGATGACATGATTAGTCAAGGTTTAATTCTTGAAGATGATGCAGCACTTGCTCTAAGAAAAGAAGAGTTTAGTCAAAGAGTTGCTCTATATCTACAAGGTCAATGGATTAATCAAGAAACACATGATGCTTTACTTGTTTTAATTGCAAACTTAGTAGATGTAGATGCCCCTAGTCCAATACCAAAAGCACTAAGAAAAGCATTCCACAAAGCAATGAGAGCTCAAGGAACTGCAGAGCTTGATGGTTCTATAACAGTTGAAGAAGAACCTGCAGCACCTCTCTCTTGGGATGCAGACCAAATAGTTATACCAGATGCAAAATATAGATAGGAGAGATTATGCAAAGTCAAGGAAATTTATTTAGAGAAAGTTATCAAGATTTTTCTAGAGCAAAAGTAGTTAGAGGATTTATAAAACTAGCTATTCGTAGTGGTGGTAGTTTTACATACAATGTCATAGATGAACAAGGCAACTTGTTTAATAACGTCTCTTTTCTTAATCCAATAGGTGGAAGTCATAATTCTTTTATGGTTGTCCCAGTTTTTGAAGGACAAGAAGTCTACTTACTCAAGACAATTCCGAATGATTTGCCATATATAATAGGAACAGTATTTCACCCTAGTCATCAAAAGGTACAGAATTTTACAAATTATACACCTATCTCTAAAGAAGTTGATGCAATTTCTAAAAATGACTTAGTTTTCCATAACTTAGACAGTCAAATAAACATATCAGCAACCAATGGATTAATTTTCAATTCTGATAATAACATTAGAATGGCACTTGGTAATGAAGGTTGTTTTAAAATAAGTAAAGATGGAAAAGGTGGAGACTATATACTTAATGGTGCACAGTTTTTACTTGAGAGAAAGAAATATATAGATGAATTAGATGCAAAGATAGTTAAAATGGAAGAACATCTAGGCCATTTAACAAATACAGTTGCTGCAATGATAACTGGTCTTCAATCTTTAGGTGTCCCGGCATCTGCAAGCAACCCAGTTTTAGGGGCAGCTTTGGCTTTGACTATGAGTACTGCATTAACACCAAACAGCCAGTCTCAAACTGCAAATGGTGAACTTCAAGCTCTACCTAAAAGAACAACTACTGCCCATACTCAAAATTGTGCTAAAGCATTAAATAAAAGAGTCATAGTACCTAAAACAGACACTATTGGGTAATACGTATAATAGAGGGTTATCTGTTTAATCGACGTTTAACTTTCTATTATTAAACCATAAAACATATTAAGAAACTAATTTAATTAAACAGGAGTTAAACATGTCAATACCTAGCTTTGACGGATATGTAAATAGCGCAGTACCAGAAATTGCTGCTATTGAAAGTAATACAAAACTTCCAGGAAACAGAGAGTTATACCCGGGTTTTCCATTCCCGTCCAATGCTTTTTTGGCAAATTTAACTAAGGTTCCTGCGAAATACTATTTAGAAATAAGAAAAGGTTCTAAGATAGACAGTGTCGTATCTTTTCCTTATGACCCACAAGTATTTAATTACTCTAGACCTACACCAATAAACATTCAGTATACATTAGGTGGAGTTTATAGAGAAACAAACAGTATCAGAAGACATATTATTAACATGAGTGGTAGAAGTGGTATTGCTCATCGTATTGGTTATAATAGACGTGGACAGTTTATTTACGTCCCAGGTCAAATAATCTTTAATGAGTTTGATGAATTTCTAAAACGATATACAGAGTTATGTACACAACTTTATGCTGTCCCTGGTAAAGTAATAAAAGGTGCTACTACATTTACAAGACAAGTAGGTGCAAGAACAGAGTTAGGAGCTGCAACTGGTGAAGGCGTTCAAATGATTCTTCGTTGTTTAGATGATGATTTACATTTACTAGTTGAACCTAAAAACTTTGCATGGCAAAAAAATGCAGATGATGCACGTTTCGACTGTAGGTGGGAAATGGACTTCGAAGGTTATGGTTATCCAGTTTATCCACAATACAGAGATGTATTTACGCAAGCTCTTGATAGGTTTGACCAAGTAATGGGTCTAGCTGGTGGGTTTGTTGGTATGATAGGCAACATTGTTAATAACATATCTGATGACTATATTGGTCGTTTTAGAAGAAGTATTAATAATACAATAGGTACAATGGCAGTTGCTATTGACTTAGCTTCTTCTTTTGAAGGTATATGGCATAATGCTGTTGGTGTTGCTGCAGACTTTTATAGAGTTGCTAATCAAGGACGACGTATAGGTAATAAATACATACAAATGCGTGAAAACCTGTCTAATGAATACTCAAACCAATTATCAACAATTCAAGACAACTTTAACAACTCAAGACAAGCTAGTGGGATTGGACGTCCTATAGTATCAGACCAAAACTTTGCTGATATTGAAAACAATATGCAAGCATTACTTTCTGCACCTTCTTATACAAGAGGTAATGATTTAAAAAATTATGGTGTTGGTAAGTTTATAATGGCACAAAACATGTTGATTAATCAGGCTGAACTAGTAAGAGGTCAAATTACAAAGTCTTATTATGAAAACTCAGAAAAACAAAATGCTACATTAGACCAACAATACTTTGGCTCTTTTTTAAAAAATGAGAATAACTATGGTAAGTTAACATCAAAGGACATACGCGTAAATACTTCACCAAAAGACTTTGATAGAGATAATGCAATTCCATACCCAATGAAAGCTCATGAAGATTTAGTATCTATAGCACATAAATTCTTTGGTACTACAGAAGCATGGACTACTTTAATGACATTTAACAAATGGCGTGATAGCAGAAGAAATCAACATGGTGAATACCCAAAGAGTGGTGAAATAATACTAATTCCACGTGAAGAAGTTGCTGGTAGAAACAAGTTTAATGTTCAAGGTGATTTAATTGGTGTTGATGTATCTGTTAAAACAGACGACATTACGTTTAACGATAAGGGTGATATAAGCCTATGTTCAGGACAAGACTGTGTTTCACAAAGTATTAGAAATGTTTTACTCACTAAGAACGATGAGCTATTAGGATTTAATGATTACGGATTTACAAACATTACAGACTTTGAAGATACAACATACATAAGTGCAGTCTTAAGAGACCAATTAACTTCAGACCCACGTATAATTGATGTAAGAGATATACAAGTTGAAAAAGATGATGATGATGATACAAGAATCAATATTTCTTGCAAGGTACAGACTGTAGAACTTAATCAAGTAGCCGTAAGAGCACCACTAAGTGGTTATTAAAAAAAAAATGATTAAAACAACAATCAAAATGATATATAATACTAAGAAAAGGAGAATATAAGTGCCAATTTTTGTTCCAAGAAATCCCCAACAAGTCTTAAGAGAAATGCTTGGCAAAGTAGTAAATAGAACTGAGTTATCTGATGTACAGGTAGGTTCTTCTTTATTTACTCTGCTAAATGCTATGGCACACGAAGTTGCCAATACAGAAGCGCGTATGTTTAATCTAAGAGCATCTTTTGCTTTAGAGAATGCTGAAGGTGAAGATTTAGATGCACGTGTTGCAGAATTACCACCTATTGGCATTAGTAGAAAGAAATCATCTAACGCTTCTGGCTCTGTCCTAAAAATTACTAGAACTGGAGCAAGTGCTCTAGCAGGTCCAACTGTGATACCAATAGGTTCAACTATTAGTAAATCTGAAGATGGCACTAAATATAGAACTGCATCAACCATTACTATACCTTTTCCTGATACTTCTATAGACAATGTTTATGTCGTTTGTATGTCAACAGGTTCGTCTGGTAATGCAACCACCGGTGCAATAGATACAATTGAAGGTATGCCAGATGAGATTATTGCTGTTGAAAATACTTCACCAATAAATAATGGGTTTGAAGTAGAAACAGACTCATCATTAAGAAACAGAGCAACAAGATACATTAATTCTTTAGGTAGAGTTGGTATTAAATCTCTGGAGTTTTTAGGCACTTCATTTATTTCTTCAGAGAATACTTCATTTAGTTTTGCTGGTGTCTATGAAGACCCAGAAAGACCCGGTTATTCTGAGTTAGTAGTTGATGATGGAAGTGGTTTAGAAGACCCAGGTACAAGATTTTCATCACCTAGGTCAGTGACTATTGGTAGTGGAGGTGCTAGATTCTTAACTCATGAAAGACCTGCAACAAAAGAATTAACTGCAGGTAATATATCTATAACAAACTCAGATGGAGACCGCGTGGTTTTAGCAGATAATGACTTTATCTCTATTCCTGAACGTGGTATTTTATATTTTAAGAGTGGCGTTTTAACAGGTGGTGAAACAGTTAACATATCTTCTGTAAGGCTTTATTCAGGAGCTATTGCAGAGCTTCAAGAGGAAATAGAAGGCAATGTAAATGATGGCTCTGTATTAACAGGATTTAGAGCAGCAGGTTGTCGTGTTAGAGTAAGTCCTCCAGTTAAGACAGACTTTGAAGTTAAGATAAACATAATCGTAAGTCCTGAAAGTGATAGAAGAAACGTTATAGAAGCAGTGCGTTTTGCTACTGTTGATTTTATCAATGACCTAGATATTGGGCAGGAACTTTTACCTAGTCAACTAAGCACTCACTTAATGACAACTCAAAATATACTTTCAGCCGGTGTATTCATTAGAAACACTACAACACCAATGGATAAAGTTTTTCCAGCAAGTGGAAAGCACGTTTTAAGAACATCTAGTGATAAAATTGACGTATTTACAACAAACTAAAGGATTTAAAAAATGATTAAGAAGATACTTTTTAGCAGCTTACAAAGATTTGATTTGAAAGATGCAAACGAATTACAGCAAGGTGTTTTGGATAAACTTGAGTACACTATAAAATTGGGTTCGCCTATAACTACAGAAGCAAGTACTCAACAGTCTTACCCAATTACTGGTGTTTCATTTTCAGGAAACTCAAACGGTGAATTGATTCCTTCTGGACCATTTGCTGTTATTACAAACACAGATGACATAATTGTTATAACTCAAGAAGACATCGATGCAGGTTTATGTACTTGGAATTATGCGTCAGTTTATGCAGCATATCAAGATGGTGTAAGAAGTGGTTCGAATCCAACAGGAGTATATTTTTATGCATACCCTGTTTATGAAGACACAGACGTTGAAAACAGAGAGTTTTATTCTCTTATTGACGGCGCTCCATTTACACAAAACGTTTCAACTAGACAAAGAGCTAGACTAGAAACATTCGCAAGTTTAAGTTCTGTATATAACATACCAAATGATGAAGGTTATTATCCAGTTCAAGTTGCTTATGTATTAGCAGCTGATATTAATGAAGCTGTTGACGTACCAGCTACACCATGGTTAGTGACAAACATAAAAGGTAAATCACAATGGGACCAAGTTGTACTACCAAACTCTGTGTTTACAACAGACAGTGCACACCCAAATTATGGAAGTACAGATGTGACAACTCAAGGTGTATTAAACGTTGACTTAGACACACATGCAAGCACTAGAGATAAAAACTTATATCAAGCTTTCGAAAGAATTGAAAGAGAACTTTTACGTATTAAATCATACGGCTCATCAGACCCGACAAGTACAGCAGTACAAGTTATAGGTCAAAAAAATCTTTATTCATTACAAGGTCTTAAGAAAGAAATAGAACTTTCAGATACCAAGTTTGATAATAAGAAGAGTTTTGCTGTTGCTTTGAAATATGCTAGAACTGGTAATGATAGAACTGTTAGAGCATTTACAGACGTTGCTCACGCATCTAATGTATATGGCAATGAAATCGATGTTGAAGTAAAACAAAACTACTTGTCAGTATTTGGTCAAAGCAGTGTACCTACATCTTTTACTGCACTTCCATATACTACTTCAGAAGATACTTTAATTAATACAACGCTTGGTGATATATCTGTACAGTATCCAATGAGAGTTTTAAGTAATATACACATTAAACTGCCTTCAACATATGCAGGTTGGGCTATAGATAACTTAGATGTAAATTACTTGGACAAATATGCTCATAATATAACATTAGGTGATACAGGACATTTTGTTGAGACTACTGGTGATTTATCTTCAAACTTGGACAGTTTCTTAGGTTATAGAAGATATGTTGATACAGATAGCTTTACTTTTGACAAAGCTAATACAATAACTAATGCTCCTGCTTACGTATTAAATAGTAATGGCACGAGTTCACTTAATAATGACATAGGAATAAACTTAAACCTTGTACCCTTTGGTGATTTATATAATAATCTGACTGACGGTGAAAGTTTTGTGGTTTTTATTAACTGTACATTAAGAAAACGAAATAACGCATAAAGGATAACAAAAAATGGCAATAACAATCGTAATCACACCTGATAACTCAGCAAACATACCTCAGGAAAGTCTTGGACAAAGTCGGACATTGACTGCTGTAGGTACAGATAGTGCAGATGCAGGTGCAAGTTTTAATTTTACATGGGTACTTTTAGATAAACCTGTAGGTTCTAGTGCAGCTTTAAGTACAACAACTGGTGCAACTACTGTAATTACTCCTGATGTATGGGGAAGTTATCGTATATTCTGTATTGCAGAAAACTCAGGAACCGCGGAAGTTTCATTAGCAGATGCATTAAGAGCACCAATAGAACATTTCTATAATGTCTCTGTTGAGAGTACTAATCATGACTTAGAAAAACCTGCTAAAGGTCAAAGAAATTGGCATCCTCAATACAGGAAACTAGTTGATGTTGTTGAAAACTTATCCGGTGCACCTGCTACTTTTGTATTAGGTGGTACATCAGAAATAGCAACAGCGTCAGAAATTGCTCAAGTTGCTGGACCTAACGATAGTACTTCAGGTAATCATCATTTAGTTTTAACAACAGAAGAGTTTAATCATGCTTTAACTGCAAATGCTAATAATACACTACCAAGTGGTGCAGTTAATCAAATGAGAAATAGACTTAAAACTGTTGCTCTGGAAAAAATTAACGAGAGTTCAATAACACAACTTTCAGATGTTGATACAGCAACACATGCAGCTGTAGCTAATGACTTATTAGCTTACGACCCTACTGCAACAGATGACCAAGGTGGTACAGGGGCTTGGGTTCCTAAGTCAGCTTCTGAATTATCATTAAGTGGCGGAAGTGCTTCTTCTGCTGGTAGTCAATACCAAATACAAATAGCTGATGCTTCAAATGGATTTGCAGCTGCTAATTGGTCTATTGATGCTGGTGATGACTTTATCCCAGGTACAAACAATGCATTTGATATTGGTAGTACTTCAAACGCAGTTAAAGATATATACTTAGATGGTACTCTAAATTTAGGCACAGATTCTTTAAGTACTTCTTCTAATGTATTAAAGTTTAATGGTACATTTAGCATACCACATTTTAGTGGAAGTCCTGCAGATAACCAAATACTGAAATATGACAGTGGTAGTAGTTCTTGGGTTTTAGAAGCAGACCAAACTACATCAATCCCAGGTTTAACATCTAATGGAAGTAATCAATTACTTATAGATGCTGCATATGACTTAGACCCTGCTTCAACTAACGTTCACTTAGGTTCGAATGCTAATAGATACGGCAACGTTTATGCACAAGACGGAAACTTCTCTGATGACGTGACTATTGGAGACATTGCTATAATCATTGGTCATGCAATGTTTGAAGATTATGCAACAATTCAAGATGACGGGTCAGCTGGGACATTATTAATAAAAGCTGGTGAGAATGGTACAGTTGCAGGACATATTGATTTAACATCAGACGAAGTAATTGTTGGAGCAACTACTGCATCAACAGCGGGTAAATTAAGTATTGTTGATTCAAGTGGAGATAAGCTAACTCTATCAACACAAACCAAACAAGGTGTTTCACATACAATGTTATTGCCTCCTGCAGGTGGCGTTGCTAATTCCGTTATGTATGCTTCTTCTGTTGGTACAAATGAAACTTCATTAGAATTTGCAAAAATAAAGCAAAGAGTTGTTTATGCTACAGGTGGTATAACAAGAACTAATACAGTTTCATCCTTTTCATCTTCTGCATTATCTCATCCAGTTGATAGTCAAGCATGTTTATACCAATTTAGAAACTGTACAGGAAACTCAATAACAATTAAACAGTCTCATATTATGATTGGTAGTATGATGAATACTAATTTGACTTTCTGTCTAGTACATGCTGCTAATGATTCTGCAGCACTTGCAAATACATTCACTAAGGTTGGTAGTACATTTCAGGTTAATAACTCAAGTGGAAGTGGTGGAACGTTAGGACAAGGCCAAAGTAAACAGTCTACTACACAGGTTGTTGATAATGGTGAGTATTTCGGCGTGGTACTTACAAACATTCCAAATACAGGTCATGCAGACAGTAATATATCAATTCATTTTGAATGCGAAGCGGATGTAGCATTTGCTTAATAAATGATTACGACGTTATTGCAGTTTTAAACTTTATCCTAAGCTCTATTGAAATATATAGGGTGAGGCCTCAATAAAAACAGAAGGGAAACAGAATGGCAACATTTATAGTTTATTCAGATGCACCTGAAATAGGTTTTGGGTCGGTCACAGCTAATCCTCAACTAGATATAACAGACATGGGCTTTGGAGCACCTGAGTTCATTGAATATACAATTGGTGCAGACACTTTCAAATATAGAAACAGAAACGAGAGAGGTTTTGGAGACCCGATATCTGAAATTACTTTTAAAGTTGTCGAAAGAGAAGATACAGACAAGCTTGCAGACGATGGTGGCGAAGTAATTGTATTAGAAGGACAGTTTAGCCAGTTATTCGAAGCTTTAGACGTTCCTTCACCTAGGGAGTTTCAACCTATTGGACCATTTAGTTTTAAATTCAAAGGAGTAGATGCTCAAAACTTAGACATTGTTTACCCATGTCATGGTGGAATTCCATCGTTTGGCAATAAAACTTTTACAAATGTTGAACAAACTTTGATTCATTTTACAACTCCAGCTATGATAAAAGGTAATTACGACCTTATTATTTCATATGCAAACATTGAGTTTACTTTTACAGAACAATTCGAGGTTATTCACCGTTTGCGTTTTGACCGTACTCTTAATATACGTAAAGGATTGCCTTCTTGGTTAAACAGAGGTGATGTGAATGATGATATAGTACCTTCAGAAGCATTTAGTAAAAACAACGTTTCAAACATTTCAGTTTTAACAGATGCAATGGGCGCTTCAATGAATACTTTATATGATAGCTCTTACACAGTAGTGACCAGTCCTTACAGATTTGGAGATACTGTTTTAAATGTTGAAACTACGTTAGGCTTTCCTAAAAACGGTGCAACAGTAAAAGTTGGACAATATGATATGACATACACAGGTAAAACTACAACAAGATTTACAGGTGTTTCATTTACTGGTGGCGTCGATGAAATAAGAAACAATGTTAGAGTTTACCAAAAACATTCAGACTTTTCAGAAATACAAAACTTCTACAAGGTTAAAAACAACGGATTCTATAAACCAAGTTATAACATTACAGAAAATAGCTTTAATACAGCATTTAACATTGTTGAATATGGAGAAAGACCATCTGAACAAGTAATTTTTAGATATATGTATGAGTTATTTAAACATATGAATCTTAAGAAAAACTGTAATGTAAGTGGTAATACTATTTCCGCACCAAACGACAGTTCAACATTTAACTGCTCACATGTACAAAAGCTTTGTAAAATTGATGGAGCATTTTTCTGGATTGAAGGTGAAACTCTATCAACAAACGGCGCATTAATCCTAGACCCAATTGGCTCTACTTACTGGAATAGCACTAAACTAAAAGGTGATAGTGGCTTTGACGGAGACGCGTATGATATTGAAATTTTACCATGGTGGATAGATAGAGATGATAGTGGTAGATTTGAAATAGTTTTTGAGAAGACTGTTTTTGCTAATTTAACAGGCTTTATTGATAAAGACTTCATAGATTTTAATATATTTTTAGATGCAGAAAACGTGACCAATGAAAGTGGACAAAATCTAAACATTGGTTTATTAGTACCTGCAGGTGTTAGAGACATTATTAGACTAGAGAGAAGATGTGATAGTTTATTTGGTACATATTATTCTCAAGAAAGTGCACCAGATGGTTTAGCTATTACACCAATACGAACATTTTTATAGGAGTATGAATTATGAAAGAAGTTAAAAAGCTTTCACCAATGCAAAGTAAAAAATTTTTGGCATACTTATTTGCTGATATTGGTTGGAAGGCAATTATATTGTACCAGTTAATGCATCTTAAAGGCAAACTGGAGATAAATGAATTAACGTTTTTAATAACAACAGTGATAACAGCTGGTGTAATACAAATAGGCTATATTTTAGGTACAGCCTCACTTGAAAAATACTTAGCTTCTGCTGTAGAAATATTTGATAGAGATGATAATACTCCCAAGAAAAAGGGGTAATATGATTTTTGATGAAAAGACTATATGCCAGCTCTGTAAAAAGTTAGAATGTGAATGCATATACTATAAATGCCCTTGTGGTAAATTAGAAATAAACTGTAAATGGCCAGAAGATAGCTTTTGTCCTTGTAGAATATGTGATGAGTTAGCACACAACTGCTCTTGTCATAAACCTTTAAAGGAGGAGTAATGTTAGACGACGACAATGATATAGTTGAAAGCCACATTGCTGTCGTCCTTACAGACATTATAGGTAGTACACGTTTTGTGCAAAGAAACGGTGCAATGGTCGCAGCAAAATGGTTTGGAATACATGATAGATATGTAATGTCTTTTATTGCAAAGAATAACGGACGTCTAGTTGACGCGAGTGATGGACATTTGATGTACTTTGGTGATGTTTCAGACGCAATAGCTTTTGCATTTCAATACAAACGTTTCATGAGAACTAAAAAAATGCCATTTAGAAGTAGGGTTGGAATACATTGGGATAAAATGCTTATTGTTAAATCACCTGAACATTTAGTTAGAGCTGGTGGTAAAAGAATAAACCTAGAAGGCATAGGTAAAAACATAGCTGCAAGAACAATGTCGTTATGTGGGCCAGAGCAAATACTTATGTCTAAAAATGCTTATACACAATTTAAACAAAATGGACATAGAAATCCAAACATTCCTAAGAAAGCTCTAACAGCACTTGTTGGTCTATACAAATTTAAAGGAGTATCAGAACCAGAAGCTATTTACGCAATTGGGTTAATAACTGAACAGATGCAACCTCCTAAAGATAGTGAAAAAGCTAAACGAATAGGCGGACAAAAGAAAATAAAAACAAGAATGAAACATAAACGATGGAGTGAAATATTTTTCTACTTTTTATATCGCATTGCTTTTATAATGTTTTGTTATTTAACATATACTTTTTGGCCTTTACTTTCAAATGCACAACTTAAAGCAAGTTGGAATATAGATTATCTAGTTTTAAGACCATTCGAATATATAGATTCAGTAATATGTTTTATCAAGGATAACATAAAATGAAAAACAGAAGCAATCTGGTTGACTTCATGGGTATATTTATAGTGTTTGTCTATGTAGTTAATGAAATATGTAAATACGTTAATCAATAAGGAATGATAAATGGTCATTAGGAAAAAAGACGAAGGCTCTGATAAAGAAGTTGTCCAACAAAAAAGAGAAACTAGAGGTTGGTTATTTAGTGTTGTTTTCTTATTTACAATAATAATGCTAATTATTTTTTTAGCGTTATTTGATTTTAAAGAGAGCAATCGTGAAGTTCTAATAGGTTTGTTTGGTATTCTATTTGGTAATATACCTTCGATGATTATTATTGCAAGTGGAAGAAGCCCTGAAGAAATAGATGAACTTAAGTCTAAACTTTCAAAAAGTGATGGTGATAGGCAAGCACTCATTTCTCGTTTAAGAGATTCTCAAATACAATTACAGTTAGCTAGACAACAAATGTTTGAACTACAAAACTCTGTAATAGAAGAATTATCTATATTTAAGGGTAAGAAACCTATTAAAAGCAGACATGAAAATGATGTTATATTACCTGACATTGTGGATGAATGGACTATTAGTCGTGAAGATGAGTATAAAAAAAGTAAATAAAACATACTTTTTACATATAATTACAAGAAGAAATATACATGCTTTAAAAGCAGAAAGAGAAAAACAATGAAGAACTTACTATTACTAGTATTGATGTTAATTTTACCACTTACTGGTTGCGAAAAAGATGAAAAGGAAAAGAGTGAATGTCCTGACTGTCCTTGTGAACAACCTGTTGATGGTGGTCAAATGGAAGAAGAGGAAAGTGATATGGGCCTGGAGGGTGGACAAGAGGAAGACCAAGGCGGAGAAGAAGCTGGTGGTGTAGAAGAAGAAGATTCGGAGGGTGGAGACCCAGATGCATCTGAAGAAGAACCAGAAATGCCTGTTGCAGGTGCAGAAATGCCTGAGGAAGAAGCTCCTGAGGAAGGTGGCGAAATGGTCCCAGAAGAAGAGCCTGAAGAGGAATGCGAATGCGAAGGCGAAGAAGACTGCAGTTGCTAAAATGAGTATAAACGAAGAGATAAATAAACTATGTGAAGAAATAGAAAAGTCTGACCTCTCTAAAGAAGTTAAGGCAGAAGCTATTGCTTTACTTAAGTATAATATAGTTAAAAGTTATCAAGTAAGGAAATACAACGAAGGTTGTCGACCCGATGGCTTAAACTAATACATATCAGTTATCAGATTTAACTCTGTTTTAAAGAAGCCGGCTTTTGGTATATTACCTTAGGTCGGCTTTTTAGTATTCGCAGAACGTCAAGCAGATACAAAAAAACCTAACTTTTTAGGGTCAGGTTTAAGTGCATTATTTTAAATCTAAGAAAGGAATTTGTCTAAGTGTTATGAAGCTGCTTCTTGGACTGCCTCCTCTTGAACCTCTTCAGGCTTTTCAATACGGAAAGTTTGTGTAGCTTGAAAAACTGCGTTAGCATCTGATAAACTAAATGCACCTGCCTTTTGTGCTACTTGAGCTGCTGCAAGAAGAACATTAACTGCCTTAGCTTGCTCATTTGTAATAAAAATTCCCTCTGCGGGTTGTGCTTTCATATTCATTGGTTGACTGTCTTCAAAACTCATTATTATCTCCTTTGAGTATTTCTTTTAAATCTATTGTAAGTAATTTTTCTTCTACTGTATAGGCTGATTTAGACATATCATTGTTAAAATTATCAATGACAGTATCATGTGTTGTAAAGCCTTTAATACAGTATCTTTTTTCATCTACCTGACAAACTAAAACATAAACATCAGCTGCTTTGTTTTCTGCTTGTTCTTTAGGAATGATTAACTTTGATTTCATAGGTTTTTCTGTTGCTTTAACTTCAACAGAGAATGTTTCACCATTATAAACTATGTCTGTATCAAAATTATCATCGTAGTTAAACTCTGAAGTTGTATCAAAGAATTGCTCCATTGAAACATCAAAGCCTTCTTTTTGTGCCCATCTGATGACTGCTAATTCACCAAGACATCCTAAAACTTCACGTCCCTTTATAGGGTATCCATAAGTTTTATTTTTCTTACCAAGTTCCCTATGCGAATCATAACGTTCATTAGCAATTTTTCTACCAAGTAAAACGTCTTCGTCTGATAATTCAATAATAAAGTCTTTATATCTATCAGAACTTTGCCATTGAGCAAAACAATGCTCTCTAACTCTTTGGAACTTTTGTTGTATTGTTGTTGATGACATGTATTAGCAGTCCTCGTCGTTAATTGCCCAGTGTAAATCTTTAGCCCAAGCTTCTACAATATCCCACTTTTTATTTGAGACATTCATGTGAGAAACTATAGAATACTCTGTAAGTTCATGAATACCCATAAGTTCTTCACTTCTAAGAATAGGTTTATCGTCAAGTTCTAGAGCAACTCTTAAGTCTTCTAAGAATGATTTAGCAACTTCTGCAAGTTCTGGGTCTAAACTCATCATCTTATCAGGACCACGAGATGAATGATTATCAATCTCATGTGTATCATAACCAAATGATTTAGTTTTAGTAGCATAACGTACTTCAGGAGACATACAAATGTCAACACCTACAGAATACTTATTAAACTTACCTGCATGATAAGCAACCAAAGCTGTGTCCAAACATTGAATTATTTCGATACGGTTGCTGTCGCTTGGGTCTCTACCA